TTACGGGAAAGATGACTTCCGTTTTGTAGAAGGTCATCATGTCTTCGTTTGACCATTGGTCAAGCATATCATTTAAGAGGTCAAAAGCATCCTGTGCCGCCTCTGGGGTCGGGGTTTCGCCCGCCTCGAGTGCGCCGATGTCTTTTAGTGCGCGGGAAACAATATCAATAGGTTGGGTCATAGTGTCACCTTAAATGTCGGGACGGCCCAAGGTAACTGCGTGGAAACAGGGTTCCGCAAGTTATCTAGTTGCTCTTGAAGCCTTGATTCTATGATGTTATTGCCGTCTTGAGAAGTTTCTAAATCCAACCAATGAATCACTTGGCTTTCAGATGTCTCACGCGAAACTTCGTGCGGAGTTTTCATCGTCCAATAGCCCTCGGTCTCTACGGACAAGTCTCCATCGGTTGCTTTAACATGGTATTTGAGGGACTTCAAAATGCCATCAACAATAATGGTTTCACAAATTTTCCACTTAAACATGGACAAGCTCCATGATCTCGTCAATCGTTTCAGACACTTCCCAAGAGTTCCCGTTCATCCCGTAAGCAACAGTTACCTTTGTGCCATCCTCGTTTGTGTTCTCAAAGAAAGAGGCAATAAGTTCTGTATTGAGAATCAAGCCCTCCCCGATTCTGCCCTTGGTTGCGTTTGTCAGTTTAAGCAACATTGACTTCTACCCAAGAGGTTGTCTCTTCGTTCCATGAGTAAAACTTGCCGTCGTCAGGGTAGGCAACGGGCGCATCCCACAAGCAGCTTGTCTCGTTTAGCACCCATGAGGCGTAGGGCTTCGGAGGAATGAACGCATCACGCTGCTCATCGTAGGTATATCCTAGACCAGCGTAGTTCTTCCTAAATGCCTTGCTCTGGTCGGCGGAGGGGGCATTGTCTGTGTAGTGAACCCCGCCACGAGTATTGTAGGAAGTCTGCTTGTAGACATCCCCAGTCCGAGCGGTCAGCTCTGCCTCCTTGCCATCATCTTCGTTTCTTCCTACTGTGACAAAGATCACGACATTGTTTTTATCAAGTTTTGCAAAGTGCGCCATTTAAAGCCCCTTAACTAAAGGTTACAGTTTCAGATGTTGTTGAAGTTGCGGTGACTGTGTAGATCTTATAACCAGCAACTGCCGTTGAGAGTGAGGAAGTTACACCACCAGAGAAGGTTGCCGTATAGTAGTTTGGCACTTTGATGATAACGACACCAGAGCCGCCATTTCCACCACGACTTGAGTTTGCAGAAGTTCCTCGACCAACCCCACCGCCTCCACCGCCCGTATTAACTGTTCCATCAGTTCCGTTGCCCGGAGTTCCAGCGCCAGCCGAACCCGCACCACCACCTCCAGAACCGCCTGAACCTCCTGCCGGATTGGATGCGCCTCCCCATCCACCACCTCCGCCACCACCTCCGTAGTATGTAGCGGTTCCCGTAATAGAGTTTTGAACTCCTATGCCGCCACTACCACCGGGGCCGACATTTTGTGCGCCAGCGTTACCACCAGCTCCACCAGCTCCGCCTCCGCCACCACCGCCGGAACCAGCACCGAGTCCGTTACTTGCACCACCAGAGCCACCAGCATAACCTTGACCAGTAGTTCCACTTGCCCCGGGAGAGGATGCGTTTCCGTTGTTATCACCCTTTCCACCGCCACCAGATCCACCAGTTGTAGCCTCTCCGCTACCCGGTGTGCCTCCACGACCACCACCAGTAGAAGTAACAGTAGACAAAACAGAATTAAATCCATTGCCAGTATTTGCACCGCCGTAAGTATATGTGCCACCCGCACCTACTGTGACTGTATAGGCAGTTCCAAGCGATAGGCTTAATTGAGATTCAGCAGAACCGCCGCCGCCAGTTGGCGAAACAGACGAACGAACTCCACCCGCACCACCACCCCCGCTAGCATACGAATTTTGTGGTGTTGACCCACCGCCCCCCGCAACTACGAGGAAGTCGGCAGAAATTGGTGGAGGCCCAAATGGGCCAGCCAACAATAATTGGACAATCCCAACCATTAACTTACATTTCCCGAAACCACGGCAAGGGTGCTGCTTATAAACAGAATGGTTGCAACACCTCTGGTTGCAAGAGTCATTGACCCCTTGGTTGTGTTGGTTCCACTAATGTAAGCGGTTGTTATTGAGCAAGTGATTGTTATGTTCCCAGATGTATTATTAAAAAGGGATATCACATCACCTTCCGCAAAAGTTGCATCAGGAATGGTAATTGATCCCCCCGATCCAATTTGCACATATTTTCCAACATCTCCGGTTGCTAAAACATAAGAACCAGTTTTTGTTCCAACGGGAGGGATGTTTCGATAACCAACCCTGTTTGTTCCATCTGCCGTGCAGTTGCTTAAATTTCCAGAAGTGGGAGTTCCCAGCACAGGAGTTGTCAATGATGCGCTGGTTGATAAAACCACATTTCCCGATCCCGTAGTTGCAATAGAAGTTAGATTTTTGCTTCCATCTGTCGCAACAATATTTGATGCGGTCAAACCAGAAAAATTAGCACCGGTTGTAGCAAGAACACCAGTAGAGGGATTAAATTGCAGTTTAGTAGACGCTACATTCGCGGTTGTGATGTTGCTCGCGGTTGCGCTAGTAAATGGAATGTAGCGCGTTGCGTTGGTTGTGGTGTCATCAGAGATAGTCAGACCGCTAGAGTCCGCTTGCCAAGTAGGTGCGGATGCTCCGTTAGACTTTAAAACATATCCCGCAGTTCCAGTCGAACCCGCTAGAGACAGGGTTCCTGTGATGTTGATATTCGTAAAGGTTCCCGCCGCCGCCGTGGTCTGACCAATACTCATGTTGTTGATCGTTCCAGCGGTTGCTGGATTGATCGTGACTAATCCTGTTCCTGTGGGTGCAATGCTGACAGATGCGTTTGCGGGGTTGATGTTGGTTGCAACATTCAGGGAAAGATTGTCACCACCAGCAGCCCATGAGAGTTGAGAAGTTCCACCAGAGCTTCTGAGCGCACCGCCCGCAGAATTGACCGCATCTAAATATGGGCTAACCAGTTTTGTGGTTGCGGTGACTGTCGTTCCAGAAATGGTGTTTGGAGTTGCCCCACCAATCGCAGGGGGAGCAGAAAGATCAAGCGATCCACCGAGAGTAAGGTTGCCTGAACTTGTTACTGTTCCACTCAGAGTAATACCAGACACGCTTCCTGTGCCGCCCACGCTAGTCACAGTCCCGCTTGTGGCGGGGTTAGCCCAAACAGGCAGGCCACCAGATAGGGTAAGAATTTGTCCGTTAGTTCCTGCTGCTCGGAAAGTCGTGGCTCCCGCAGCGGTTTGGTAGGGAATAGACCCTGCCGCACCACCAGCGAGGTTGGTTGCCGTTGTTGCCGTTGTCGCGCTTCCCGCCGTGGTTGCAGATGTTGCGGTTGCCGCGTTTCCGCTGATTGAACCTGTAATCGTGTTGGTTACAGTCAGATTCGCAAGCGTTCCAACACCCGTAATTCCTGAATAGGAACCGCTGATGCGGGCGGTGTCTATCGTTCCGCTGGTGATTTGGTTTGCGGCAATAGCAATTGCGGTGCTAGAAGCCGCAGTAAGTTGTCCCTGCGCGTTTACTGTAAAAGTTGGGACGGATGACGCTGAACCATAAGAGTTTGCGGAGACACCCGTGTTAGTAATGCTAAAGGTGTTAGAAGAAAGGGTAAGACCAGTTCCCGCAAAATAAGTTCCCGCAACACTAAAGTTGCTCCAATTCATCGCGGTGGAGCCGATTGTGCCTCCAGGCTGGGCAGAGCAATACCATGCTGAACCCGCTTGCCCGCCAGACTCAATAAACACCATCGCAGAGATGACTTCTGCCCAAGTATTAGCGTCTTGAGAGCGTGACCACGCACCAGAAGCAACGATATAAATGCCGTTTTCAGCCGCGTTGGATTGGTTTTTGACCAGCACTCGATCACCAGCGACAACCGCTACTGTGTCAATCGTTTGCGCCCCTGAGAGCGTAATATTTGCCATCGTTGCGGCTAAAACGGGTTGTTTCCACGAAATTCCAGCCGCAAGAGCGTCTACATACAGTTTTGTGGTGAGATCGTTTGCACCTACGGGTTGGGTCGTAGCGGTAGCGGTTGTGAAATTTCCGGCCGCAGGGGTTGTTCCACCGATTACCGAACTATCAATCGTGCTATTTGTGATTGTTAGACCAGATTGCAGGGGGTTTGTGGGCGCATAAAACTGCGTTCCAGCAGGGCCAATCAGCGCGATGGGCGCAAAGGTTGGCTCTGGTTGGAATATTCCCTGAACTGGGACGATGTTAGTCGTTATCGTCTTCGCGGTATCGTTGGACATGAAGCCCCCTAGTCAGCTTGGACTGCGGTGATGTAGAGAGTATTCGTTCCTGAAGAGATGCCCTTGATATAAAAAGGCTCTGCGGGACACGCAATCACGATTGGATAGTTCATAGCGGGGGGAAGGGTATAACTTCCCGACCCACCAGAGGAAGCGATCACGGGGTCAGCAACAGTTGAGGAGTTAGAAAACTCAACCGCAGCGGTTCCAGTTCCAAGGTTTAGCAGTTGCACATAATTCGCTTGGTCGTTGTTGGGGGAAGTGATTT